GTCCCCAAAACGATTTTTAAAAATTTTATACGGGGAGGGTTACTTAACACCATACACCGCTAACATATCAGCACTTTGTAATATTCCACAGCTAATAGTATTAGCGTCACTAAATCCCACCTGACCATTATAAAATGTTAAGTCATTATTAAACGATACATTAAACCGTCTACCGTATAACATTCTACTTACTGGTATTAACCTACTCGACACACTAAGACCACTTAACATTAACTCTATATAGATAAACTTGTAGTCTGTTATAGCTGTATTAATATTGACTGTGTTAGGCTCATAGAATGTAGCCAGTACCTCGCTCTCACTAGCACCACCTAACGCCTCTATAGCACTCTGTACATTATCAACACCTAAGTCCATAGTATCATTAAACTTTACATCCTCAGCTGATACACTACTGTTACCACTACCCACATTAATAATCATATACATACCTCCAATAATATTAAGTTATCTTTAGTATGTAATGTATTTAATTAATAACCACCGTTATACTGTAGCCACCAGTCACTTATATATTGCTCCCAGAGTTTCTTATCTCTGTCCTCACACGCCTCTAAGCGTTTAATACATTCTTCATAAGACGTATCTATAAAGACCTCTCTAGCTCCCAACATATCCGCTAAGCGTTCACGCTCAGCCTGATAAGGATAACCACCTATCACATAAGCGTTAAGCCATTTACCTCTACGGTACTTAACCGACTCTAACAAATTGTCTCTAACACTGAATACAACCGACTTTAAACGAGCTGGCTTGACATATCTCTCGCAACCTGATACACACGCCCATATACTGTCCATGTCTACTATCAGGTCACCCTCTGCCATATTCTCAGTAACCCAACTACTCTTACCGCTAAGCGGTGAGCCATATACTATAAATACCTGTCTCTGTCCACTAAATAGCTTGTTATGGATAATGTTGTGACATTTATGGTGTACCAACTTTATATTAACTGGGTTAAGGCTTATGTTATAGTCTGTGTAGTTTTCCTCAGTAAGCTCTATAACATGGTGTCCTATCACATCATATTTACGTGTGATAGGCTTACCACAATGCTCACAGATTATATTACCCTGAGCGTCCACACGCTCCAGCTTTAAAACCTTTAATAAATTCTCCCACTCCCTAGAGCGATAAAAATTATAAAGAGCCATTTACTCATATTCTCCGTTATAATAAGTAGCCACACATAATAAGGACGCTAAAAGCGTAACTATCATTAAAAATGCCCTCATGCTTTTACCTCGTAAAACGATAGTTTACTTTTTAAGTTCAATACCATAAATCGTAATTTGTACATAGTGTCCTTCGTTTCCTGCACCATTAACGTATTGCCTAAACTTAAACTTTCCAACCCCTGACAAATCAGACGCATCAATTTTTACTGTTGTTCTTGTTGTGCTATTCAAACTTGTGCTTTTTAAAGTGCTACCATTTGAATCCAAACAATAAAAAGTGTTTGTAGAACTATTGTTAAAATTCGCAACATAGTCAATCTCAATACTGTTAAATTCATCATAATTTATACAATTAGTAGCATGAGTAACGGAAAGTTCTGTAGTACCCCAACGTAAATATGACTGCCAATATTCGGATGTTTTTGTTATTGTAGGCGGATTCTGTGCATATCCTGACGGATGAGATACAATTATTGTGCAATCCTTAAAAATTTCGTCAAAAAAATGAACATCACCACTACCCAATTTTTTTCTTACTGTATCAGCACCTACATTATAGGTGATATAAGCACCGTCACTTTCTACTGAAAATTCACAACCACCTAAACTGTCGGTCACCTCATCTAAAGCACCCTGTACGTTAGTAGCCTCTAAGCCACTTAAACTATTATCATATTTTATGCTCTCAGCGTTACTAGCTCCTCCAGCTCCTACATTAAATATCATTTGTATACCTCCTAAGTAGTTACCACGTGTTAGCGTCTACCTGTTTCTCTTTAAGCTCTAACTCTTTAGCCCTAAACTCCATAGCTCTAGGCTCGTTCATATAATTGCCCCAGTTTTTCAATAAGAAAATACCAGCCGTTGTATCTGGAGGATAATAGACTGTTTCCTCATACTCAGTCATTTCCTCCCACTCCTCAGCTTTTTTACCATGCTCGTTATACATGATACGTCTGAGCTTAGCGTATTTTTTAACTTTACGCTCATAGCCACACGCTGTCATAAACATAGTATTCTCTAGTTTTTCCACCGCTGGCTCTCTATATTTTTTTATCGTGTCTAAACTGTTTAGCCCCTGTTCAGACTCAGAAATATGTTTATAAAGAGTAGTCTTACTAACTCCAATAGTACGAGCTATCGTACCCATAGGTACACCCTGACCTATCCACTCTTTAATGTTCTCCATATTTTCTATTACAATATCTTTTTTACTGTTATTCAGTGCCACGCTATCACTTCCTTACCAGCTTATTAACGATAGCCTGTACCTCTGCGTAATTATAGCCAGCCTGAGTAATTTTACGCTTACGCTCAGCACCATTACCCCACTTACCGTCTAAGACCTCTCTAGCTACGTCCTCAGCGGTCTTAACCTTATTAGCCACCGCTTTAAGGAATAACTTACGCTCAGCCTCTCTACGTCTCACCAAACCAGCTAAAACTTTACCTGACGCCTTGTTATATAAAATCATAGCGTCTGCTATCTGCTGTGTATTTCTATTTTTAACTAGCGTCCGTAAATTACCCACGCCACAGTTATAACAAAAACTTACTAAAGCACTAAACTGATTTTCGTTAAGCGGTATCTTAACATTATCAGTTACATACTTCTCATATTTTTTCATGTCAGACTTAAGCATATTGTCAGCCTGTGCCTGACTAATCACTTGACCCTCGCACACACCAGCCGTATGTCCATAACCGATAGTCCATACACCAGCTGGACACTTGTAAGCCACTAATCGGCAACCCTCAAACGATTTAATTAAGGCTAAGCCCTCGTTATTAATCTTCATTTAAAAAAGTCCTCCCACTCTTTAAATGCCTCATAAACTACACATACGCCTAAAACCAACCCACACGCTACTAAACCTATAAGTAATATAGCTCCCATAAGCTACACCTCTTTATTGCTTGCGTCAGCCCAGCCCTCAGCAAAGATATAAGCAATTAAAGACCCAAAGCTCATAACAATAGCTGTAACCTGTTCTACACTACCAGCGTCCACCTTAAATGCAATTAACAACGCTGTAATAAAACCAACTAAAGCCACCCAAAACTTACGACTCGTTAACTTTCTAATTAAATCCTCTTTACTCATAACTCCACCTCGCTAAATCAAGCTATTAATATCTACACCCTCTAAATACTTCTCAGGTAAGTTTTTAAATATGTTTTCTCTGCATGACTTCTTAAAGTAAAATACATTACTCGCTGACAGCTCCACATAAGACGCTAGAGCTATCTGTACGACATATTCCATACTAAACCCTAGAAAAGCTCCTAAGACCACTATAACGGTCAGTATCACGCTTATAAGGTAACTGACTAACAGTATTAATTTACTTGTCTCTATCTTCCAAAATCGAAATACGTGTCTCATGGTCGTTAAGCTCTTTCTCATGTTCGTCTAGCTCTTTTTTCATTTCCTTTTTATCTGAGTTTAAATGAGTTACAGCGTCCGTAAGACCTTTAATATTTACATTCAAATTTATAATCGGTTTTATTAGTGCTACAATGCTTGCCAGCACTGGTACACAAAATACCATTAAACAACCCCATAATTCTGTATTACTCATATCTATTAACCCTCTTACGTATCATTTAAAGCCCCATAGAGCAAAAATATCTAATTTATATAATGTTCTAAGAACATTATATAAATTAGATATAAAAATAAAAATGACGTCACATGACGTCATCTAATTAATTTAATATTTTAAAGGTTACTAACGGTTACTCACTGGTTACTAACCCCAAAAGCCCGCAAACCCGCATAAAATAAGGAAAGTTACTCAGGTTACTCAGGTTACTCACTTTTTTGACTTTATTTTATTATTTATATAATTATATATAAATATATTATTTTTTAAAAAAGTTTTCAAAGTAGCAAAAAGTGAGTAACTGAGTAACCAAAACCCGCAAACCCAGTATTTACGGGGCTTTCAGCGGTTACTCACCTTAGTAACCAGTGAGTAACCAGTGAGTAACCTGTATATTAAATTAGATATAAAAGTAAAATTAAACTCAAAAAGGTTAGTAACTCAGTAACCTGAGTAACCACAAAAAAAGAGAGGTTAGTAACCTCTCTTACAGCTCTGTTATGTCCTCACCGTATCGGCTGACAATTTCATTTATAGCGTTTTCAAACTGTGACGCTCCCCAGTGCTTAGTAGCACCCTCATAATAACCAGTCAATCCCCACTGGATAAAATTAAGCTCTTTAGCGTTACCCTCTTTATCTACATAAGATAAGGTAGCCACCCATTTAATATCCGTCTTACCTTTCTTAGCGTTCTGGCCTACAATAGCTCCTCCTACTCCAAATAAAGCACCTCCTACGATAGCACCGCCTAAACCGCTACCACTCTTAGCCAGAGTTACCTCGTCAGCTAGTTTAAAGCCTCTTAAACGCTCATAAGGTAATGTAATGTCTATTTTATCGTGGTGAATGTTTAAAACCGCCTCAGAGGGCTTTAACGTCAATCCTACACACGCCCCAGCTGGTATTTTACCAATAGCCTGTAACGACTCACCCATAAATATCTGTGACGCTTCTTTCTTCTGTAACTTCTCCTCTGGTGACTTCTTACCGAATAACCCCATATAATTACACCTCCTAAAATTTAGTAATTACACTATACACCTATCTGTATTTTTATACAAGAGACACTAAATAGTGTCTCTAAAGTACGGTTTAGCCTTTAAATTTTAAAGCACTAATTGCCATATAACACGCTTTTCTTTGGCATTCTAACAGTTTCCTCATTCCGCAATTTTCTTTCCATGTTGGTATTTCTCTGTCGAAGTTCTGAATCATATCCGAAAATACTTTGATTGCATTTTCATTACTCATTTCTTCTCCTGAAAAAACTTGCCATCCATTCACTCTTTCCATATTAATACCTCACTAAAAATCAGTCTTTTCTATGCGTACAATATTCGCAAAATAGAGTGTCTTTATTGATTCCAAACAAATATATACACCTATTTCTTAAACAGTACGGTTTCTGCTTTTTCATTCTTTTACAAGAAAAATCTTCGCAACAACTACAATCTTGTGTGCAAAATAATCTTCTAAAAAATGTCCTTATTTTATTCATGAGATACCTCTCTAAAAATTCAATTTAAATATTTTTCTTTTATGAATTTAATTATCAAATCTCTTTGTCCGTTACTTCCATAATCAATTCGATAATCTTTAAATTCTTCACTAAAACATACTTGCTCAATATATGACAGTATTTCTCTTGCTGTTTTTCTTGCAATCCACTTCATATCTCATTACCTTTCTAAAATTCGGTTTATCGACTCCAACAACTCCTCCATATTACACTCTAACGCCTGAGCCAGCTTGTGTAACGATACGCCACTAGCTAAATTAATGTCCCTGTGTCCCTGTTCGTAGCTCTGTATCACTCGTACACTAATACCAGATAACTCAGCCAGCTTAGACTGACTGATACCTCGCTGGGTACGGATATTTTTTAAATTAGTCATTGTAAACCCTCCTCATAAAAACCGCTGTTATCTTCTTCAATATAATAGTTATCTACATAACCACCGTTTTCCTTATCGTCTGCTATTAGCCTTTTCATTTCTTGCTGACACTTCTTTTTAGACATACTGGCGTACTCCACGCCTCTAGTCTCGCTAATTAAAATATACATACTCTAAACCTCCTTAACTTTTAACAACGTGTAAATATATTGTGAGTGACCTTTTTTACTCTCAATATATTTATTAAATTTTTCTGTAGCCTCCTCAATGGAATTTGCCTCAACTTTTAATTGCATAATCTTTTCCCAATTCATCTGACCTCTTTGCTTAACTATTCCAACATATTTACTCATATCCTTAACCTCCCTTAATACTCACAATACTCTCTTAAATAGTCCAGAGCGTTCTCAATCTCATCTATCTCACTCTGTAATTCTTCTATCTGTTCGTCCAGAGCGTCATAACGTTCCATTTCTTTTTCAGTCATCTCTCTGTCATGCTCGTCTGCCTTGTCCTGTATTGCCTCTTTCTTTTCTTCCAGCTTTTCTATCTGTTCTTCCAGACGCTCTATAACGTTTTCTAATGCCTCTACCTGTTTATTTAATTTAATCATATCTCCTACCCCCTTAGCGGTGTGCTGTTGTCTATGTATATAATATATACTACTACAGTAGTATTTGCAATACTTTTTCTGGAAATAATTTACATTCTACCTTTTGCACAATAACGCCTCTGTCTCTTTGTGCAATCTGTACAACTACAGTAGTATAGAAAAAAGAGGACCTGTTATAGCTCCTCCAGCAACTCCTCTATAACGCTGTCATCTAGTCCATTGTCACGAGCTATATAACCGATATGCTCCAAAATGTCAACTAACGCCTCATTTGTTAAGTTGTGCTTACGTTTAATGTCCTCTAAATAGTCTAAGCTCTCCACTCTTACCACTCCTCTATAATTGTATATACTCTACGTCCTCACCGTCTTTATACGGTAAGCCAGCCTTATCTAAAATACGTTTCATGTCCTCACAGCTCCATGACGTCCAGCGACCCTCTTTATATCCGTTCTCAGGCTTGCCAACACAGCCACCATAGTCACCGTCCATAAGACGCTTATAACCGTCATAAGCGTTACGGTTAAAGCTAACTACCAGTCTCTCCTCATTGAGTGGCTTACCGCTTGTACTTCTCTCCTCGTGGCGTTTATTGTTTAAATAAATGTAACTCTCTAACGGTACTAAAATACTTTTTGCTATCATTATACTAACTCCACCTTATACCCAGATTTTTTATAAGCCTCATATAAGCCCTTAACACACCTCAGATTAAAACACCCTATGTCTAAGTCATGTACTTGATACGGTACGTCTAGGACGTCCTCTAACTCCTCTGACGCAATACCGTAACCGCTGGCGTTATAAATTGTACCAGCTACTCCCTCTGAGGGGGAATATACTTTACTCTCACCTTTATACTCTACCTCATACTTTTCTAAAATCGTTCTCAGTGTGTAAAAAATCATTTTTATTAACTCCCTCTTGTTTGGTATGTCCTAACTATACTACCCCAGTCGTACAATGTCAACAAAAATAAAAAGAGGACACTTAATTAGTGTCCTCAGCCCACCAGCGTAAGAGCTTACGTGTTTTACGTATCTCCTGTAAACGCCACTTAACTGTATTTAGTTTTAGTCCTGTTTTATCAGCTATACCCTGATTATCGTAGCCATTACGATAGTAATATATAATTTGCTCGTCATAACTCTTAGTCATTCCTCTACCTCCACTTTAATAAATCTGGGCTTTTTAATATAACCGTTTTTCACATGGTTTAAATACGTCCATATGTACTGTTTATTAACATTACACTTACTAGCCAGCTCTCCCACGTCTCCAGCTACTATAAGTGGTAGCTGGTACGTGTCTGTTGTTATTTCCATGTATAGTATCACAACTCAAACTCCTGTACTTTAGTTACTACTACGTCATCAGCAAAACGTAATTTTCTTAAAATCTTTTTAAGCAATTTTTCAGATTTAAAGTTGTCGTTTACGTTCTTATAAATCTTTGTAATTTCTACTGTTGTTATAACTGTTAATTCACTCATATTATTTACTTCTCCCATCTGCCTTAATTTGTAATTGTTTAGTTTTCTCTGCTTCCTTATCTCTTTCAGCAATTTTTTGTGCTAATATTATTGACTCCCTTGTTGTCTTTTCAGTTTCTTTTAATCTTTCTATTTTGTACTTGTAGTATGGCTCTGGTAGAATCCATATTGATAAGCACACTATTAAAATTATTCCATATATAATTGTTAGTAGGTCACTCATGTACCACTCTCCTTTACTACTCTAATACATTAACTACTACAATCATTACGGCAAGTATTAGCAATCCTAACCCACCTATTAAACACGCTGTTATCATTTGTTTTTACCTCTCAAAACTACGGTTTAAAAACCTAAATGCTTTAATTCGTCTAATCTGAAATTCAATGATTCTCTAGCCACTTCTTTTCCTTCTCCTGTTAGAAATGGCTCAACCGTTGGAATGTGTGCACCGCTTTTTATACCATGCATTCTTTCCAAATCCAAAGCCCATAAAGCACTTGCAATATCCATAATATTCCCATACCCTATTGATTTTCCTAATTCTTTTATTGTTTGTATTTCTGCTTTTCTACGTTCCGCATTATACATATAAATACCTCCTTAAAAATCAGTTTTGCCGGGCAAATCTACGGTTTAGTTAATAAAGTACCAATATCCCTTACCGCTACCACTCCATGTTTCGCCTTTGTAGTTTCGATATGTAACAATATCTCTTTCTGTATCATAGGATACAAAAGTATCTACATATGAAACATCAAGACTCTGTTTATTGAATATTTTTTGTCCTTCCACTAACGCTCCAAAATCTTCGATTGGTGTTAATGTTTTTACATATTCTTTTACACTTAATGGTTCTTCCTGTCCTCGCACCATTTCTTTTTCTCCTTTTAATCGACTATTTTAATGCTACCGTCAAGGTATTTATACATTTTTCTTCCGTCAAGAAGTTCATATACAAAAGCCTTTTCAGACGGTAAATATCCTAAATATTTTTTATTTCTCATAATATTCCTTTCTGCCTTAGTCGGCTAAAAATCAGTTTAAATATTTTTCTTTTATGAATTTAATTATCAAATCTCTTTGTCCGTTACTTCCATAATCAATTCGATAATCTTTAAATTCTTCACTAAAACATACTTGCTCAATATATGACAGTATTTCTCTTG